AGATGGTTCTGCTGACGTAATGGCTGACGATTCATCTGCCGAATTTCTAATCGGTGGTGTTATTGCAGTTGCTGCTAGCACAGAATACTCTTTGGTAGACTTAAACATCAGAGGTTAATAAGACTTAACTTACTAACACCCCCCTTTAAGGGGGGGGTGTTAGTTACAACATAGAGGAATTAAAATGGCTAAGAGACAAATATATTTACCAGTATCAGAAGGTATAAGACGTGGTTTAAAGCAGGTTGGTTCTTCTAAAGATGTATCTAGGATTTTAGGATCTGCTGAAGAAGAGACTTTTCATGTTGGACCACAAAATAAACCTGTGTATATACCAGGTGCAAGTAGATTGACTGGTGGTCAACTTCAAGAACTGTTACATAAACAAACAGAGATAGCAGAGAAAGAAGCAAAGCAACAAGCAAAGAATCAACCGAAAGAAGTTTCTAAAGCACAACTAGATGATTTAAAAGGCGCAATGAAATCTATAGCCGAATGGCGTAGACAAAGAAGAAACACAAGGTAGGTAATTGTGGCTGCTATACAAAGTAGAACTAGAGAACAAATAAGAAGAGCTGTTGCTGCTAACTTAGATCAGTTACCATCAAGTTCTGCAACTGGCAATGGTAGTACGACTACATTGCTAGACACAACTTTAATTGGTGGAGATGACGAGTACAATGGTGGATGGTTAGTATTTACTTCAGGGACAAATGATGGACTTATAAGGCGTGTCACAGACTACGCAAGTAGTACAGGTACCTTTACGTTTACTCCTGCTGCCTCTGCAAGCACAGCGACTAATGATACGTATGAATTTTGGAGATCAGAGTTTCCTCCTACAAGAATACATGAATTGATAAACGAATCTATCATACAAAGAACACCTAGAGGCTTAGTGCATGACGAGGATATAAGTAATCATGGTCACATACGTGACAGTAGGTATAGTATTCCATCAGATATGATTGCAGTATCTGCAATAGATTATAGGTATCGTTACGATTCAGAACAAATTCAAGATGCAAATGTAGTGTGGTCAGAAGTAGTTGATAGTGATGTAACACTTACTCTTGATACAGAAGATTTCAAAGCACACAATGGTGCCTTAAGGATACAAACAACTACTTCTTTGAGTAATGGTGATGTATTAGCATCACAGGCTATAACTAGTACAGACTTACGAGGTATGAATGCAGTAGAGTTTTTCTTCAAGTCAACAACTGCAACAACTGCAGGTAATTACACCTTGTGTTTAAGTAGTTCATCAAGTCTGGGAACTATCAGGGAAACACTAAGTATTCCTGCTGTATCTGCTAGGACTTGGACATATTGTAGGGTTAGTTTAGCAAACCCAGAATTAGATGGTGCAATTATTTCTGTTGGTATTAAAACTGCAGAAAGCAGTCCTGCAGCAAGATACATACATATTAATGACATCAAAGCAGTCAATACAGAGTCTGCTTTATTTAACAGGTTGTGGTCAGGTTCTTACAGGATAGATAGAGAAGCAAGAGAAATTTATCTTACAGAACAAGCAAGAAAAGAAGTAGGTTACAGTTTGATAAGAATGGTTGGATATAAACTTCCAACATTACTTAGCACAGATGCTACTGCTTGTGAGATAGATCCATCACTTGTAACTGCAAGAGCAACAAGTAAAGCGCTGTTTAGTTTAGCCAGGGGAAGTGTAACTGATCCTGATGATAACGATAGGCGTGCTGCGTATTTTGAAGGAGTAGCAGCTCAATCTGAGCGATCACTACCAATGTTAAAACCTGGTACTAAGATGGTGGACTAATGGCATCAGTAATTAGCAAGAATGAAATATTACTAAATAGTCAAAGGTATCGTATATCAGGACCAGTTCGCAAGACGTTAGTTAGTATTGCTGCACCTAGATTTACTATTGGTGATACACAAAGAGGTGCAGATCCAAGAGCATCTATACTTACACAAAATGATTTTAGAGGTGGTATAGGTTGGGAAAGAGGATTAGATCCTAGCACAATAGATAGAGTATGGTGGTCTACTTGCCAGACTAGATACAAAGGTCATTTATTATTACCAAGAAAATTAAACGCAGCTACTTCTGAATTGTCAGATGGTACTGCAATATCAGGATCTATAATATCTATTATAGGTTGGCAAAGTTCTGCTGCTTCTAGTGAAGAAATATATGCAGTATTTGGCGATAACAAAGTTTACAAGTATAACAATGCAAGTGATAACTGGGGATCTGGAGCATTAGATACTCTTACTAATCCTACTGAAGAAGCCATTGTATTTAGAGATTCTACTGCTTCTTATTTAATATTTGCCAGGGGGGATTCAGGATATACATACACAACAAATGGGACTGACTACACAGATAAAGATGCTTCATCTGATGTAAAAAACAAAGTGGCATTCTTTACAATATGGCATGGACAGTTGTGGGGTATAAAGAAAGATGGAACATTATTACAATGGGCGTCAGGACCAACTGCACTTGCTACTCCTAAAGCACAACTACCATTACCAGATGATTCTGTAACTGAACTGTTAGTATATCGAGATGCAGCAGGTAGTCCAATTATATATGCAACAACTAAGTTTGGTCTATGGGCGTATGATGAAACAAATAATAGGTGGGAAGAAACAGAACTTCGTGTACCTTTTCATGAAGCAGGTGGTAAGGGTGCTATAGTTTGGAGAGACTCAATATATTTCCCAGCAGGTAATGCTTTGTATAGATACCAAACAGGCTCAAATACAGCAGTTGTAAGTTTGGTTGGCTTTGATAGAGACCATGGATTACCATCAGGATATGCTGGGGAAATAACAAAACTTATAGGTACTCATAATGATTTACTTGTATTTTTAAATGGAGATGTTACGCAAGAATATTCTATTTTTGCAACTGGTAGGCAATCTTCAGGTGTTGGTGGAACATCATCTGTTGTTTCTGGAAAAGGTAAAGCAGCAGTATTAGGTTGGAATGAAACTGCATGGGAAGTTATATGGGCAGGAGAAAACAACTTGCCACTTACATCAGGTCATGTAGGCTCTGCATACAATAAATATAGACTGTGGTTTGGTTTTGGTAGTGTTGTGTATTGGATAAAACTGCAAACAGACATTATAAATCCAGATCAAATAGAAGATTTTCAATATGATACTGGTGGTGGAACTATGGAAACACCATACTTTGATGGAGGAGATGCTGCAGGTAATAAAACTGCTATTTCATTACGAGCAATTACTAGCAATTGCAATAGTAGCGTTACAATTCAAATAGAGTATGCTACAGATTTTAGTGAAACTTATACAAGTATGGGAACTATTACAACAAATGGGGTTACAACTTATAGTTTTGCTTCTGGCGTGGGAGTAGATTTTTCTTCAATTAAATTTAGAATAACTATGGCTAGTGTTAACTCTGCATTAAGTCCTGATTTAAATTTATTAGAATTAAGATTTAGAGAAAAAATTCCCCCAAAATTTGGGTTTAGTGTCAATATAGACGCATCTAAACCATTTGCTGGGAAATCTGTAAAAGAACAAATAGATAACATAACAACTGTTATAAACACTAACACGTTGGTAGCGTTTACCTATAAAGACAATGATTCAAGTAGAACTTATAATGTAGACTTAGTAGCAGCATCTGGCTTTGAGTATACTGGTTTAGATGAAAGGGGACAGATGCAATTACAGTTAGTTGAGTTATAATGGCAGAAAGAATAGCAGAAATACCAACACCTGAATGGTGGGTAGGAAGTGGACCAGAATACCTTTGTTGGCAAGCTCTGCTAAAATTAGGCTTAAAGCCTGGTGTAGATTTTGAATATCAAAGTCAGCTAGCAGGAGGCAGATTAGATAAAGGTGGTAGGGTTATAGATTTTTTGATCTTTAATCCACCTAATATAGCAATAAATGTTCAAGGAGTGTATTATCACTACGAGAAAGGAGCAGCTGTAAGACAGTCTGACATATTAACAAGAGCATTTCTGGCAACAGAAGGCATTAATCTTATATTCATTGATGAAGATGATTTAATAGATGATGCAAGAAAAATAGTAGGTGATGCTCTAGCTGGTATAGATAGATCGAGAGCTGGAAGATAAATTATGGCAACATTAGCAGGATACGTATACGATTCATCAGGCAATGCAGTAGCTGGAGCCTCAGTACGAGCTTATGTACACGCAGAAAACGCAACAGTTGATGCGTCAGGTTCACAGGTAACAGATACAACAGATGCAAATGGTCGTTGGGATATAAGTACAACTACTGATATGGTAGATGTAAAAATTACATTTGGTGATAGCGTTCGCTGGTTAAAAGCTGGTGATGATATTACATTGTCTAAAATAGAATTACATGACACTTTGACTGTTGGAGTAGATGACACAGGATATGATGTAACTTTTCATGGTGCTACTGCAGGAGCTAAATTTCTTTATGACGCATCAGAAGATACTCTTGAAATTAGGGGAGCGTCTGCTGATGCAACTACAAGCACAGGTAAATTGTTACTTACAACTGCTAATACAAATGTAAATGCTAATGATGTATTAGGGGATATAACATTTAAAGCACCATTAGAAGCAGGTGGTACAGATGCTATAACTGCTGCTGCTTCTATAACTGCTGTTGCACAAGGTACATTTGCTGCTGATCTTAATGCAACAGACTTAATATTTAGTACAGGATCATCAGGAGCTGCAACAGAAAAGTTTAGATTTACTAGTGATGGTGAACTAGGAGTAGGTGGAACTAACTATGGTTCTAGTGGTGATGTACTAACATCTGGTGGTGCAGGTTCAGCACCTAGTTGGCAAACACCAACAACAGGTGATATAACAGGTGTAGCAGCAGGAGTAGGTTTGTCAGGTGGTGGTACTTCAGGAGATGTAACGCTTACTTTAGATTTATCAGAATTATCTGGAGTAACTCCAGCAAATGGTGATTCATTAGCAACATTAGATTCTGATGGTTCTACAGAACAACTTACAACTATAGCAAACCTAGCAACATTATTTGCAGGAACAGGTTTGACTGCATCTTCGTCTGTGTTGAGCGTAGATGATGGTACAGCATCTGCTAAGGGTGCTGTAATTGTAGCAGGAGGAAGTGGAATTACTGTAAGTTATAGTTCAGGTACAGCAACTGTAGCAGGAGATGATGCAAGTACATCTGCTAAAGGTGTTGCACAATTTAGTTCTGATAACTTTGCTGCATCTAGTGGTACTATAACAATTAAAGATGGTGGTATAGTAACAGCAGAATTAGCTAATGACGCAGTTACAGGTGCAAAAATAGCTGATGACGCAATAGATAGCGAACATTACACAGATGGTTCAATAGATACTGCTCACCTAGCAGCTGATGCTGTAACAGGAGCTAAAATAGCAGATGATGCAATTAATAGTGAACATTATACTGATGGTTCTATTGATACAGCACATATTGCTGACAACAATGTAACTGCAGCAAAAATATTTGATTTAGCTAGAGGTAGTATTCTTTATGGAAACTCTAGTGCAGCAACAGCAGAACTTACGAAGGGTAGTGCTAATACAGTATTGACATCTGATGGTACTGATATTTCCTGGGCAGCAGCTGGTGGTGGAATTGCAAAAGCAGTTATATATAGATTAACTAGTAGTTTTACAGGAGATGCTGATCCTATTGCATCAAACCTTGAAAAAGATGATACACGTGGAGATAGTACACTTGGTGATAGTGAAGGTTTGGGATTAAGTTCTGGTGTGTTTGATTTTGGAAATACTGGCACAGGAACTTATTTGATACAAGCACACGCATTTTTTGGATCAGGAGCAGCTGATGCTGAAACTAACCTAATGATAGAAGTAGCAACTGATGGAAGTACATTTGAGCAAGCTAGCACTTCACAGGGTAGTGTTTACAATAGTAGTGCAAGGTCTATGTTAACTGCTAGTTACCTTTTTCAAGTAACGAATACTACTAACGATAAAGTGCAATTTAAAATTAGTGGTAATAGTTCTAGTAACACTATTTTTGGAGACACAAATATAAACTATACATACTTTACATTTATAAAGTTAGCCTAGGAGGTATATAACATGGATATGACAACAGGTAGACCAAATCATATTGAAGATGTTCTTGTAACATTAAATGCAGGACAATGGTTTGGTTGGTCAGATAGCAAAAATAAAGTTTATGCAAACTTAACAGTTGCTAGTGGTCACAGTAAACCAACACAGTCAAGTTTGAATACAAAGTTAGCCGAACTACAGGCAGCTTGGGATACAGAAAATGCTGCATATAGACTCAATAGAAAAGCAGAATACCCTAGTATTGGTGACCAGTTAGATATGCAATATCATGACGCAGTAAATGGTACAACCACATGGCAAGATGCTATTGCAGCAGTCAAGAGCAAATATGCAAAATCGTAATAAATAGGTTATTATTATAAAAAAACTACGAAAGGTATAAAATGACAGAGGCGAATGAAAAAGCTGACAATATACAAATAACATTAGAAGATCTAAGTATAGTTTTAAATGAATACCCAGAGTTTTTAAAACCACTTAAGGTAGCAGCTATAACTAGATTAAAAGCTAATGAAAAAAAGGAGGCAAAAGATGCTGAATAAAATAGCAAGTTTATTTCTTAGTAAAGAAAATAAAACATTACTAGATTTATCAATGCACATAGTTCAATCTTTAGATACTAAAGAGGAGCGAATTGGTGCAGCAAATATAGTAATTAATGCTTTGGAAGATGGCAAAATTACCACCATAGAGTGGACCAAAATTGGTAAAGCTCTTGGTGTATTTGGAAAGAAATAATGACAACTAAAGGTGGATACAAACTAACTCCTGCTTTGCAAAAAGCTATTGTTAAGACAGTTAAAAAAGGTAATTATCTTAGTACAGCAGCGCAAGCTGTAGGTGTGTCTAAAAAACAAATTAATAGATGGATACATTGGGGTAATGGTGATTTGCCTGGCAAAGAACCTATTGAACCTTATATATCTTTTGCTAAAGCGATACAACAAGCGCAGGCTGAAGCCGAAATCACGTTAGTAAAAGATATAGTTGACGACAAAGATTGGAGAGCCAAGTCTTGGGTACTAGAACGTGGTCCATCTAGGGAGAGATTCCAACAAAATGTAACTGTAAACGCACAGTTTGCACCTGCTGCATCTTTGTTGGATAGTATAAGAAATAGATCTATAGAGCCAAAGGAAGAATTAGAACCTTTGGAACTGCCTAAACAAATAGAAATAAAAGCAAGGCAAATAAAGGAGGAATCTAATGCCAGGAACAATGAAAAAGGCAATGAGAAAACCAAAGAAAAAAGCAATGCCTAAAAAGAAAACAAAGAAAAAAACATACAGGTACTAACATGAAAGTAAAAAATGTAAACATAGACTCTTTAACTAAAAGGCAACAAGCTTCTATGAAAAGACATGGCAAACATCATACTTCTAAGCATCTTAGAGAAATGGTGAAGTCTATGAATAGAGGCAGAACTTTTACGCAGTCACACAAATCTGCAATGAGAAAAGTGGGAAAGTGATAGACGAAAAAGTGTTTAGTTTTATATTGTTTATAGGAATGCTAATCACATTATTGTTTGTAGGAAAAATAAATGGCTACTAGAAAAAAAAAGAAATCAACAGTCAATCAGGCAGGTAATTATACAAAACCTACTATGAGAAAACGATTGTTTCAGAGAATAAAAGCAGGCACTAAGGGTGGTGCTGCAGGGCAATGGTCTGCTCGTAAAGCACAGATGTTGGCTAAACAATACAAGGCTAAAGGTGGAGGCTACAGGAACTGATGGCTAGGACTAAACGACAACGATCATTGGCTAATTGGACTAGGCAAAAATGGGATTATGTTTCGCCTAGTGATAAGAAAAAACCAAAAAGTAAACGTGGTAGGTATTTACCTGCTAGTGTTCGTGCTAGTCTTACGCCTGGGCAAAAGGCTGCAACCAACAGGAAGAAAAGAAAAGCAGGTGGCGTAGGTAGCAGGGCAAAGTATTCAAGAAAAATAGCAAGAGGCGTTAGGAGAGCATAATGGCAAGAAAATCTTATAAATCTCCTGCATGGACTAGAAAAGCAGGACAAAATCCTAAAGGTGGTTTGAACAAAAAAGGTCGAGCATCTTATAAACGCCAGACTGGTGGAACATTGAAGGCACCAGTAAAATCAGGAGATAACCCACGTAGAGCATCTTTTTTGGCTAGAATGGGTGCTTCTAGGGGACCTGACTACGATTCCAAAGGTAAACCTACACGAAAACTATTGTCTTTACGTGCGTGGGGTGCAAGTTCCTCTGCTGATGCTAGAAAAAAGGCTCGTGCAATTAGTGCTAGGAATAAAAAGAAAAAGAGATAATGTCAGACAACAAAAAAGATATTAAGGAGAAAGATGGAAATGTAAATTTAACTGGAACGCAGTTGATTACGTTTCTTATATTCTTTCCAATTGTAGTAGTGTGGTTGTTCCTCGCTGCTCGAATCGTATGGAGTGCATCAAATAATCCTGAAACCCTAGATTCAATAGAAGGATTATTGACTGCTCTAGCAGTTTTGTCTCTGCCAGTTGCAGGTGGACTTTCAGAAATACTCAGGGCGTATGCTGCTGAGGTAACAGACAAGAAAAAAGGAGATGACTGATGAAGATAACATTCAAGTCAAAAACATTTCGGTTTCCTAAGATCTACATACCGAAAATTAAGGCGAAGC